GGAATGCTTCGACTGGCTCTTGATGCTGAACCCCGAGGATGCCCGGATCGTCTGGCTTCGGGCAGAGGGTGCCCGCTGGCGGCAGGTCTGCATCAGGGCCGGGGTGGTGCGATCGACCGCCTGGCGCCGATGGGTGGCGGCCCTTCTGACCATCTCGAAGAAGCTGGAAAAGCTCGACAAATCAAAGGGCAAAGGCAAGGGCGCAAAACCCCTCACCGCAATCACCCGCACAACCCCGCGCGAAAGCAGCGCGGATGCCGACGACAAGCGGCCCGATCCGTCGAACTTCGGGCGCGACACTTTCCCGGGTTTTGACGCATAAAGAGGGCAAGATGGCGAAGGGTGCAGGCGACGGATCGCTTCACTCGACGCCCTCACCCCTGCTCCCGCCGCCGCTCCCGGCAGGCCCCCCGCGTTAGGTTCTCCCGGAAGGGAGGCGTATGCGGGGGGCCTAGGCGCGTCTAACCGCTAGTGACAGAACAAAAATCTGGGTCCGCGCCTTGGGTGCGCGCTTTGGGTGCGCGGGTGCGCAGCTGAGGCCGCACCTTGCCATGGACCCTATCCGAAAGGCCCCGCCCCGTGCTTCAGATCGACATGCTCCCGGTTGACCGGCTGGTTCCCTACATCCGCAACGCCCGGACCCACAGCGAGGACCAGATCGCCCAGATTGCGGCCTCGATCGCTGAGTTCGGCTTCACGAACCCGATCCTGATCGGCGAGGACGAGGTGATCATCGCAGGCCATGGCCGCCTGATGGCCGCCAAGGCGCTGGGCCTGACCGAGGTGCCGGTGATCGTGCTGGACCACCTGACCGAAGCCCAGCGCCGGGCGCTGGTGATCGCCGACAACCGCATCGCTGAAAACGCCGGGTGGGATGACGATCTCCTGCGGTCGGAACTGGCGGCGCTGCGCGAGGCGGATTTCGATCTGGAGCTGATCGGCTTCGACGAGGCCGAACTGGACGAGATCATGGCCGGGTTTGAAGGCTTCGGGATGGGCGGCGGTGAGGGTGATGCCGACGGTGACGGCAGTCAGGGCGGTGGAAATTCCCCTGCCCCCGCCCCGTCGGCGAACCTCGCAGAACGTTTCGGCATCCCGCCCTTCTCGGTCTTCGAGGCCCGCAAGGGCTGGTGGCAGGATCGCAAGCGCGCCTGGCTGGATCTGGGTATCCGCTCCGAACTCGGCCGCGGCGCTGCCCCCGGCGGCGCGCCCCGCCCCCTAGATCGCGGCTGGTCTGGCGAGAGGTCCTTCCCCGCCGTCCCCGGCATGGGCACCGCCGACCCGGCGCCGATCCACAAGGACATCGACCACTATCGCCACAAGGAAGGCAAGCGCACCCGGAAGGAGGCCGCCCATGGCTAAGGGCCCCGCCCGCACCTTCGGCCAAGATCTGATGCGCGGCGAGCATGTCGTTGGCGCCGGGCAGCCCGCCCCGCAGAATGGCGGGGTGCTGATGCCGTCACACACTTCGGGCGATCCGTCCTTCTACGCCAAGAAGCGCGCCAAGGAGGCCGAGCTAGGCCGGGAACTGACCACCGAGGAATTCCTGGCCGATCACTACGCCGCCTCGGACGCGCCGACCGCCTCGGGAACCTCGATCTTCGATCCGGTCCTCTGCGAGATCGCCTATCGCTGGTTCTGCCCGCCGGGTGGCACGGTGTTGGACCCCTTCGCCGGTGGCTCGGTGCGCGGTATTGTCGCGGCCCGGCTCCGTCGGCACTACATCGGGATCGAACTCCGCGCTGAACAGGTGGCCGCGAACCAGTCACAAGCCGATCTGGCGGGCGACCCTGCCCCGAGCTGGATCGCCGGAGATTCCCGCGATCTGGCCCGGCTTGCCGCTGGCATCGAGGCCGATCTGGTGTTCAGCTGCCCGCCCTACTGGAACCTTGAACGCTATTCCGACGACCCCTCGGACCTTTCCACCATGCCCCTTGCCGACTTCCTGAAGGCACAGGCCGACATCATCACCCAGGCCGTGGCCCGCCTTCGGCCGAACCGCTTCGCTGTCTGGGTGATCGGCGATGTCCGCGACGAGGGCGGCTTCTTCGTCAACCTCCCGGGCCTGACGGTTGAAGCTTTCGAGGCCGCCGGTGCCCGGTTTTACAACGACGCAATCCTCGTCACGGCCGTGGGCTCGTTGCCGATCCGCGTGGGCCGCCAGTTCACCGCTGCCCGAAAGCTCGGCCGGACCCATCAGAATGTGCTGGTGTTCTGCAAGGGCAATCCACGCAAGGCGACCGAGGCCTGCGGGCCGGTGGAGTTCGGCGAGATCGAAGCCGCCGAAGGCGAACCCGACGACGACCCGGAGGACGACCGATGACCGCCCCAATCATCGAGATGCACCACGGCATCGCGGTTGTCCGCGACGACCTTTTCCCCGGCGGCACCAAGGCCCGCTTCATCGCGCAGGTGTTCGACGGGGTGCAGGAGGCGGTCTATGCCAGCCCGCCAGAAGGCGGCGCCCAGACCGCGATCGCCACCGTCGCTCGGCGCCTTGGCAAGCGCGCCACGATCTTCGTCGCTGCCCGCACCCGGCCGCATCCTCGCACGCTTGAGGCCGCCCGCCTCGGCGCAAAAGTCGTGCCGATCAGCCCGGGCTATCTGTCGGTGGTGCAGTCCCGGGCTTGCGAATACTGCCGCAACACCGGTGCGAGCCTGATCCCCTTCGGCGCCGAAATCCCCGGCGCGGTCGAAGCGATCGCAGCCGCCGCCCGATTGGCCGCTTTTGATCCCGAAGAGGTCTGGTGCGCTGCCGGTTCTGGCGTCCTCGCCCGCGGCCTTGCCGCCGCCTGGCCGAAAGTCCGCTGCCACGTCGTCCAGATCGGTCGCGATCTCACCCCGCGCGAGGTCGCCGGGGCCACGATCCACGTCCACCCCCGCAAGTTCAGCGACCGCGCCGCGCTGGCCGCGCCGTTCCCGGCCGATCCGCATTACGACGCGAAGGCTTGGGAACTGTGCTTGGCCAAGCGCGGGCCGGGGCGGGTGTTGTTCTGGAACGTGGCGCCTCTGGCGCGGGGGTAAACCGATCTCTGCCCACCCTGACTTGCTGTTGACAGCAATCACTCTGAAATCAAAGTTGGCTGCCTGTAGTCTGCATCCTGCCTGAAATCGATGACTTTGGCACTGCTGAATTCCACAACCCCCAGCGGTGCACGCTTCATTACAACCACGCCGTTTGGATCGAGAACCTCATAGACAATACAAACCATACTCGACTGCGACTGATCGCTGCCATCGGCCGAAAGGGGAAGTGAATCGAAGGCGGCTACGGTCGCGGTAGCCGATCCTGGGTTGATCACGCGAGGGAGTGCTTCGGAGAAGCCTTCTTCATGCGAGTCCGAGTACATCCAAGGCAATGAAACCCAATTACCTCCTCGAGTCTCACAACTAGACGGAAGGTTGCCATCGGTGGCGAGGCCGAAAGAAGCGGAGATACTGGTCAGAATGATCGGTCGATTTCCGGAGTTTACAAAGTTCACCACGGCGACAAGACGGGGACCCGCTCCAAATCTACCATCTTCAATTGAAAAATAAGAACGAGAAACCATGGCTCGCGTTTCAAAAGATGGCCAATACTGAAAAAGGGCAAGTACGCCGGAGATGATCAAGGCACAAAGGGATATTACGATCGAGAACCCATCTGCTACCGACAATTTTATCATCGACGACCGCCTTTCCCTTCCTGCTTCTCGCATGGATTACCACGCGTGATGCAGGTTGTAAGGACAGTTTCCGCTGAGCGTTTGGTTAGTGCAGCATCGCCCCCAGCCCGATTGCTTCGAACGCCGCCTTCAGCGCCGGATCGAAGCCGGGATCGATCCGGGCCGGGCCGTAGCCGTGATCGCGGTTCCAACGATCGATCTCGCGCAGGACGGCAGCGAACTCCTCCTTTGTGTCGCAGACTGTGCGGGTGACATCGCCCTCGGCGAAGTTGAGGATTGTCCGCTCGGCGGGCGAGGCCCATGTGCCGAACCATGACGCGTCCTGCGCGGTGTCGATCTGCGCCCATCCCCGGGCGCAGGAGCAAAGGTCGAAATCGAAGCGATAGCGGTCGCCGGGCTCGAAGCTGCGGATGATCTTCATGCCCGGCCCTCCCGCGCCTCGATCGCCAGCACAGCAAGGTCGCGGTAGCGGGCCAGTGCCTTGGGGCTGGACGAGAACGGGTTGATCGGAATGGCGCGCAGGCCGGTGGCGTCGGCTTTCCCAGCCAGTTCCACAAGCGCGGCCAGCTTGGCCCGGAAGCGGGCATGGGTCGGGGCGGAGAAGTCGGGCGGCGGGGGCAGTTCACCCTGCCGGGCTTTGGCCTCGACGTCCATGTTCCGGCGGCGACGCGGGCCGCTGGGCGCGGCGGCGGGTGCGGCCTCGGCAATCGGGGCAGGTTCTTGGGCCGGTTTCGGCGCGACCGGGGGCGGCGCCGGTTCTGCCGGGGCATCCGGCTCGCAGGCGTCGATCTCAGCCGCCAGCCGCCCTGCGGCGGTCTCCAAGCCCGGGGCGGTGAGGATCGCCTTGATCGCCTTCGGCGCGCGATCAGCGCCGATCCTGGCAGCCAGCAGCCGCTCGAACCTTTCGGCGGCGGCGGCCACGTTGGCGCTGCGGCCCAAGGGCACCTCGCTCAGACGCTGGGCGAGGCGGTTGATCTGGACGGCGGAGAGATTGGTGAACATCGGGGCCTCCTTCAGGCGTTCTTGATGTGGGCGGAGCGGCCCTCGGCGGTGACGGCGTAGATCATCGTGCGGCTGTCGCCGAAGGTAGCGGCAAAGGCCTCGGCCTGATCGATCCGGTCAAACCGGGCGCGGATGCGGGTCGCGGGTTTCGACCCTCGGCAGGCGATAAAATGTTCGGCGGCGGCAAGGCAGTTGGCCTCGTGGCCGGTGATAGCGTGGGTCTTGGCGGGCATCGGAAACCTCCGTTTCAAGGTGTCGCAGACATTGCCGAGACCGCCCGAAGAGCAAGTCCAAATCACTGACTTAATTGGATAAAATTGCAAGATGGGGCTGTCGCGGCGCGCCTATGCCGCCCTGCGCGAGGTGCAGACGCGCGCCGTGCACAAGGTTATCGCCACGGGGCGGATCACGCTTGAGGCCGACGGCACCATCGACGCCGCAAAGGCCGATGCGATGTGGGATGCCTCGACCGATCCGGCGAAACAGTTGGCGCTAATGCCCACGCCATGAATCTTGGGCGGGGCTCACCGGCCGCCACACGGGCGGTGGCGGTGGCAAATGGTTGGCTGAGGCAAAACTAGAAGCTCAATAGATTGCCGCGGAAGTTGACGCCGGTTCTCTTGCCTAGCAACCGCGATCCACGTTCACGGCAATCCGTCACCGCCGCTTC